GGATAGACACTCCTTATTGAGAACCGTTCCCATTTGCACATTTCCTTCACACGACACGCCGTGCAAGTTTGACGTGTCGCGCGTCGTGTGCTAGTGGAAAATGGAACGGTGGAAAACGTGCCGTGTCGGCGTGTCGTGTTTTGTATGTGTTATATTTGAGGTATCAATAAAAACAACACAAAAAAGGAGTGATTAAAATGTTTGAAGTTAAGGCTTATGTAACTGAGATTGTACCGAATCATGTATATTCGGTTGATATTGACGGTTTTGTGAAAATTGTTACTGCTTGTAAGGAGATTGATAATGGCGTGGTCACGTTTAAATCAGCTCTTACTAGGGTTCTTGAATATAATTATGATGATTGTGATTTTGATTTTGTGTGTTGTGGTGTTAAAGATGGTGTTGGCTGTTATGTTGTTACAATTTATGATTTTGTGTGGTGACTGATATAAAATAAACCGGTTGGTAGTAATACCAACCGGTTTATTTTTGTTTATTGTATTAGATGTGTTGTGTGAAGGATAAGAATATTTCTTGTGCTATAGTGCCATATGGTGTATATATTACGCCGTTTGTGGTTCTAGTGGGATTTCTTAATCCGGTCAGGCTCGGGCCGTTGTTTTTGTTAGTGCCGTTATATTTGTATAATGCGGTGTCGTCGTTTATTACAATAAATTTCGGTGTCTCGAATAGGTTCGCTCCTCCGTTTAGTGTGGTTTTTACAGTTAGGTGCGCTTGTACGGTTATTGTGCCGTGGTCTAATGTGCATAAATCTTTTGCAGTTCCGGTAACGTTTGCGGCGTATGTTAGCGGACTTAAAGTTTTTGTGCAGCCACCGTATCCGCCTTGTAGGACGCTTGCGAATTTAGAGCCCATTACTTTGTATCCGGTGTCGTTTGGGTGTTTATTATCATTAGAGATGTTTTGCCATTCTCCGAGGTTTAGTTCATATCCGTATTCCGCGAAACGTGCGAGTCCGCTTTGTGTTACGCCGTTGCTTATTTCGGCGTATCGTTTTAGAAGTGTCTCCCACACCTGATATGCTGTCCATTGGCATGGGTACACGACTATTTGCGCGTTAGGGAATTTGGTGTGTGCGTTTTGTAGTGTGTTGATAACAGCGCTGGTTACATCGCTGGTATCGTTTTGACCGCCTGTTATCATGATGAAGTCAATGTCGTTTGTGTTTGGTACTTGGGTTGCCGCATAGTCTATTTGGTCATTGTAGTTTCTGTGTACGTTAGTACTTTTGGCGATAAAGCCGGCCCCGCCGTCGCTGTAATTGTATATGGTTGCGTTTAATATGCGGCCCATTATCGCGTATGGGTTTTTTGTTGCCTCATTTGAGGACATATAACCTTGTCCGTATGAGTCTCCAATACATACTATTTTCGAATTGTATGGGTTAGTGAGTCTTGGTTTAATGATTATGTTATAAAGGTTGTTCGCGTCCGTTACGTTGTTTACATGTAGCGCGGTAAGGTTATTGTCTATGGCGGTAATGTTTGCTTCGTTGGTTTGCGCTATGTTTAGCGCGTTGTTTGCTTTTGTGGTTGTGGTTTCTAGGTTTGTTGCGGTTGTGTCTATTTTGTTTTTGAGTTGTGCTGCGGTTTCGGTGTCGGTTACGCCTAACGCTGTCAGATTTTTGTTGTTGTTTTGTGCTGTTTCTAGCGCTTGTGTGGCTTTACCGCCCGCAGTGTTTGCGTTAGTGTTGATTTTGTATAGGTTATCGTCGATAATGTCCATGGACGCGTTATATTGGTCATTGAGGTTGGCCGCGTCACCGGTTTGATATTTTTCTAGGTTGAAGTTGTTTGTGTAGTCGGTCATGTTAGTTGGCCTTTCTGAGATTGGTTGGGTGGTTTATGTCTTCTTGTACTTTTAGTTGATGAATTACTCGGTCTAGTGTGCGCATTGCCGCGTTGTATTCGTCGCGTAGGTCGGCTAGGTCGCCGGTTTCGTATAGTGGCAGATGATAGAACGGTGTTTCTGTTGCCATGGTTGTAAGCCTTTTTTACTTGGTTGGTGGAATTGGATAGCCCTCTGCGGTTTTTTTGAGTTTGCTGAGGTCTGTAACGGTGAATATTTCCGTTCCGGTTCTGTTTAATATGTGGTTGAGAGTGGCACCAAGTGTTTGCGCGTTAGTTTCGGTCAATTCTAACGCTTTTATGAATGCGGCTAGACCGGCCGGTAGCGCGTTATTGTTTAGCGCTAAGTCTGCTTTATCGCTGACGCTTTTTATTGCCGCGTCGATTTTATCCATTGAACCGTTGTATTGGTCAAGCAGATTTGCGGAATTTCCCGCTTCGTACTTTTCTAGCCCATAATTTGTAGTGTTAGTCATGATGTTCCTTTCATGAGAGTGGCGCATATTCGTCGCCGGTGGTTGGATTAGTGACACGTGGTGTGGTGTTATCGAATATGGTAAGGTTGCCGATTGCGGATGTTTCGTCTGTTCGGTGCTCGGCTAGTTTGCCGGTGTTGATATCGGCTATTTGCGTGACTCGTGCGCCGTACACTGCTAGTTCGCGGTACAAATCGCGGAGCGCGGTTTTACTGTCAGTGTATTCGCCCTTTGTGACATTCCATACTAGCTGTGTGGTTCCTATGTGCTCGATTTGTTCTTGCAGTTGCGCTATGGCAACGGCGTAATCGTTTATGTTCGTTTCAATGTTCTTTATTCTTGCATCGTAATCGTTCAATGTCTTGTTAATATCGGTCACGATTTCGTCAAGATATGCCGTTATGTGGTCGATTTCGCACGCGATGTGTTTTATTATTTCCTCTTGGCTTTTAGCGTCCCAATAGAACGCGGGTATGGCGGGCGTGTACGGCCATACCGAGTAAAACGGTAGATATGGAAACATTATTTTTCCTTCCTTGCGAGGTTGATTCGTTGCGCTAAAACGTCGGCGTATTGTAGCATGATGGTGTATTGTTTTATCAACAATTTATAGTGATTATCTGTCAGCGTTTTCTTTTTGTTCATTTGTTTCAATAGATAATCACCAAGTTTGTTGATAGATTCGGTAAGTTTAGAATATTCGTTTTCAACGCGGGCTAATGTATTGGCGTCCATGAAAAAATCACCTCGCTAGTAATTGTTTATGTTGATAGTCCATAACGGACTAAAACATGAATCTAGATGGTCAAGCAACATCACGTCAATGTCAACGTATTCCCCATTTCGTATGCGATTGACTTTGTCCATGAAGTCGCCGTTGGTAATGGTCTCGTATTGGGTGTCCGTCGCGTTGCTTGCGTAGTCTTGATTTTCAGCAAGCTGCGTCGCGGGAAAATCACTATACACGGCTCGCATTTTATGCCATGTGTCGTTATCACTGAGTATTATATCAGGGTTTTTATCTACAAGCGCGTATAGTGGGCGCAATGTCGGCATAATTTCTTGTATGAGACGTAGGAAGTGTCGTCTCCATCTTGACGGTGGCATGACGCCTAGTTCCCGGTCGTAGAAACGGTTTTCGATTTTGCGGCAACAGCGCGCGTATTGCGTGTCATCATAGGCAACGTCCCGCCATGACCATGCGGCATTATCCCAGTCAACGCCGCCGGGAACGTCGAGTAGTTCGCCGAACGTGTACGTCATCACGCCATGAAATTCGTCGCGTGATTCGCACGGCTGGTAGCTGTCTATGTCATTCTGCATTATCATCACCGGCCAATCTTTCAAGGTTGTTCAAATAATCATAATTGCGTGAGATGTTGTCTTCGTTCCACACGACTTGTATCGGCTGCTTGAGGTATTTCGCAAATCTTGTGTTGAGTATGTCGCAAGCGGCGCGCCGTTCCTCCAGTTCGCTGAGCGCGCGTAGGTCGGTCGGTTCTCCGTAATCGTTGATTTCGTCGGCGGTTTGTCGTTCCATTTTCAACGGCAGATTTTTAATGCCAAGCGATTGGTAGAACGCGTTCCAAGTGTTCTGTATGTCGTTCTGTAATTCCATGCCGATGTATTCGACGTTGGTTTTTAACACGTTTGCTTTCATCGAATCTGTGAAACCCGGCGTCGCCATGATAGCCATTTCACCGCCGCTGATTTGCTTGATGACGTTGATACCCGCCGTTTGTTGTCCGGCTGGAACCTCAAGGATGAACGGTGTTTTTTGGTTGAAGCGATTTTGCCGCCGTGTCATGTACAAATCTTCTATTTCATGCGCGAAAAATTCAATGGTCGGAATGAGTGGCGTGCGGGCACGGTTAGCGTATATGAAAACACCATTTGAATTGTTAACCGGGAATCTCCAGCCGTTGATACCGTAGCTATCCCATTTCTTCGGTTTGTAATACACGTTGAAATTCGATGTTGTCACCGCTTGCGTGCTGAAGAACACACCGGGCTTACTATGCGGGAAAGCGATTGTCGCATAGCCGAAATACAATAGATTGTATTCCAGAAACCAAGCGTCGCAGGTTTTCGGCAGGTTAAGCCATTTGAACCGTGATAACGCGATATTCAACATTTGCGAATACGCCATAGAATACGCTTGCGAGTTGAGCGCTTCGGACTGTTGCCATACCGGCGCGCCGCGTTCACCCAGTTCCGCGCGGGTCAACGGCCTTTTATGCGTTCGTTTGCGTCCCATATTTTCCACCTTATAGATTGTCGTGTATGAAGTCGCCGCCGACTTCCTCGGGTCTGTTCCATATTGTAACACCGGAATTGAAAATACTTCTGATTGTCTGCAATTGTTCGTTTTGCGCCAATGGGCATATCGTCCATATGTCGGCGGTCTGCCAGTACGTGTAATGCTTGCACGTTGTCAGCGTCGGTTTGTTGTAGAGTTTGTTGCTTGCTATCCCGTAGCGTAGCATGTAATCTCCCGCCGCCGCTATCGCGCCGTTATCCTCCGTGACTATTTTCACGGTCATGGTGTCAAGCCCCGTGGCCTGTCCGAAGTTGTCGCCGCCATACGCGCCGACTGGTTGCGCGGGATGGTTGAGCATGTCGCGCCATGACGCATTCGTGTTGTCGCGCGTGTTCGTCATGATTCGTTTGGCGTTGTCAACTGTCACACCACGTGACGCGCCCGCGTTAGTGTTGGCCGTGCTCGTGCTTGTAGCGGTCATGTCGGTAGCCGCGCTTGTGCTGTACTCGGTAACGCGGTCGGCTTGCGTGTTCGCGCGACTGGTCACGGCGGTGGCCTGCGTTATGGCATGTTGTGTTTGCTCGGTGTTGGCCTGTATTGCGGTTTTCGCTTTATCATTTGCAACATAATTAGATGTTGCGTTGAGTTCCTGACTGTTAGTGATTGCAATACCGGTGTTGTAGCCTTGAAGCGCCGCGCCGCCGATTGCCATTGCACCGGCCACCACCGGTGAGGCCGCGCCTCCGGTGCCGATTACCAGCGCGGCCCCCGCCATTGTGCCTATCGCACTTGCCACGTTTGTTATTGCCTGAGTTTGGGTGCCCTCCACAAAAGCTTTATTCTGTAGTGTATTATCATCACTTACATCACGGTTGATTTTGACCGTGCTAGTCTTCAAGTCATTGTTTTGGCGTGTGTTCGAGTATGTGAGATTATCCGTCCGCACACTATTGGACTCGTCTTTTATCGCTATGTCGCGTTGATTCGCGCGTGCGGTGTTCGACACCGTCGCCGTACTGCTACGATACGTGTTTGCTTGACTGACATTGGCCGAGCGCGCGCCGTTTTCATACGTCAGCATGGCGTTTTGCCGTGCCTGACTTACGGCGACATTGTAAGTGGCGGCGCGTTGCGCGTCAATCGCGCGGCGTTGCAACGCATACGTCGGAATGTCATGGGATATCAGCGTTTTGAGCACGTCCGCGTTCGGCACGTCGGCGGTAATGCTAGCACCGTTGATGGCGTTGATGGTTATGGACGTGCCGCCGTCACCCCCGACACCGTCAAGCCATGCGAGTTGTCGTAATATCGGGTAGCTTAATGACGTGACGGCTTGCGCCGAGAGATGGCCGCAATCAGCTATTTCCACACGGGTTTTATTGCCGATATTGTCGGATATTTCCAAGTGCGCGTAGGGCGCAAGGTACAGTCGTGTTATTTTGGCGTACTCAGGCAAATAGCCGAAGTCGTTTATTGTCAGATTAATGTCCGCTAGTTTTGCGCGCGCGCCGCTGACCGTATGCCATGCCACATCATTAACCGTAGTGACGGACCCTAATTGCATCATGCTTGCCGTGGCAACGAAAACAGATACGATTTGTGACATGATATGCGGATAATACGCAAACATCGTATCAAAATAATCACCCGATACTTTGGATGATTCCAGCGCGTACATGTACACGTTGCTTGCGGTGAGGTTATCAATGGAATTATATGACGTACCCGTGCCGGTTACGTTTGACGTGTTTATGTTCCCGGCACCCCATACAAAACTATTAACCGTTGCGTCGGTGTTAGTGTATGACGGGCTGGTATCCGTAACGTCTGCACCGCGCTTATTGCTCATTGATTGCAATTGTTGCGGGGAAAACGTTGTGGTCAAACATATGTATCTTGTCCCGTTTTGCAAGTTAATCGCCGTGCTTTTTCTAATGTTCGTGGCCGCGTTGCCATAATCAACGTCGGGCAACGTAAAATCACGACAGTTGGCCCGTGGGTTCGCCAACAGTTTTTGCGGTGTCGTTTCCGTCAACGGCGCGTGCCCGCGTGACAACAGCAAACCGTTGATTGTGGTGCTGTTGATATAGTCCGTCCATACATCACGTACAAGCGTGCATGTTGTCGTGTTTGGCGCTTCGGCGCGTACCGAGGTGACGAAAAAGTGATAGCGTGCCTGCACGTCGGTTTTCTGATACGGCGTATTGACAATATCATGCGAAAAATCAACGACAATGTAATTATACTGTTGCGCCGTCATGTAAGGCACGGGCAATTTTATACCGTCCGTATCGGCGCGTGCGATATACATGTCCGTTACGAGCTTGACGGTCTCGCCGTCCAGCGCGTCGAACCATGCATCTCTTGCGGTGTCATCGGAAAATTTCACGGTATCATGGTAATCATCGTACCAATTCACACGGCACAGTTTAATCACCGTGTTTGGTGTCCAAACATTATAATCAAAAACGTTGCGGTATTGGCCGTATACGCGCGTATCGGCACCGGGAAACGTCGTTGCGTTTTGCAGATGTGGAAAATCCATATTGTACCCTTTCATATACGATAAATGGGTGGTGTTTCACGTGAAACACCACCCATTTATATCATAAATAAATCAGACTATGCGACGGTAAGCGTGCATGTTGCGGAATGTTCCGTAGTCGCGCCGTTAGGGTTGACATACGTGGCGGTACCCGTCACGGTAATGACATCACCGGCCACAAGGCCGTCGCGCTGCACGTGCAAGCGTGCTTGGTCATCCACGAACGTATTGACGTTGAGGTCGAACGCCGCACCGCGCGCGTCATCACCGCTTGCGGCATGGTTCGCCGCAACCTCGTACGTCGCCGCGTCCGGTGCCACCTGAATGGCGGTGCCGGTTGGCGTGACGGTGGCGGTGAGCTTCGGTGTGAGCTGCAACAGGTCGCCCGCCTTGACGGTGCCCGTTGTCGGGGTCAGCTTGAAACCGGTCACTGTCTGAGTCACAACCTTGATGGATGTACCCTCGCCGGTTGTGAACAATGCGCACGGGGTGAAGGGTGACACGCCATAGATACCCCAATGATTGAGATACAGCGTGTTACCGAGCGTCTGCGGATTATAGAACTGGGTAGTGCCGTACATGGTGTCCCGCACCTGATACCAGTCAGTGGACACAAGCAACGCCACCGCACCCGGGATGCCGAGGCTCGGCACCTGGATGATACGATACGGCACATCAGCCTTGTCCAACTGAAACACGGCTGACAATGCGTCGACGTCAAGGGACGCGAGATATTCCGGTTCGATTAGCAGCACCATCTGCTGAGGGTTCGCGTACGCCGGAATGTCGGTTACGTTCAGCGCATTATACTGGGTACTTGGGAACTGCATACGTCCGGCGGTCGAACGCAGTGCCTTGAGCAGCGTCTTGGCTGACGCTGTATCGGTCGGCGGTGCATCAACTTTTATCTTGTAAAAACCAAGATTCTGCTCGTAGTGCCTGATTAATGCAAGCATGATGTTCATTTCATCGTAATTATCAGAATTACGGGGCGTTTCCATAATCTGCGCAATAAATCGATTCAGGCCGAAGTCATCCACGAAAGCCTGACGTAATTCATCGTCAGTCCAAGAGATTGGATACTGGTCTTTACGGTTCATCTCGTAAAACCACACGGCGGCTTCGGGACGGTGCATCTTCAGCAAATCTTCAGCGTCGTCTTTATAGCCGTGCGCCTTAATCCATTTGACGGCAATCTCCTGCACAGTCGACCCCCAGTAGAGATTTTCCTTTTTGAAAATCGCCAGCGGGTTCTCAAATGGCGCGTTCTGCGCCATAACGGTGAGTCCGATACGGTTCACCATGTTCCAAACACAGTCATTCAAATATTGGCGGTTCATGGGGTCGAACAGATAGCGCATGGTATTCGCCACGCCGGTTTGCGTTGCGCTCGGTATGCGTTGCTGGTAGTCATCGGTACCCTTGGTACGCACTTTATCCAAAATTGTCGCATTGTCCACAGCCATAATATTTATCTCCTATCCGTTACATCGTGTAATCAAGGTTTTCCAAGTCTTCCGCCGCCGCCTGTGCGATTGCTTCAGCCGCGTCATCGGTTTCCTTGACGGTTGCACCGTTTTCGACCATCTGCGCCACGGAATCCGTGAATTTGTCGTAGATACCGTCGATTCGCTCGCTCATTGCATCAATTTTATCAAGCAACCGTGAAAGCATGTCGCGCAAATCATCGAACTCGCCTTCACGGTGCGCTTCGTCGGGGGTGAGGCCATCACGTTCGGCGGTGTCCCTCTCCTCGGTGGTTTCGTCATCCATTTTGTTTTTCCTTCCATATATGAAAAAAAGTCGTACCGGCAAACGAATATCGACCCGGTACGACTTAAGAATAGCATACTTGCGACATGACTCACAGCGATAACCGGCGCGCTTATCCCTTACGGCCATATCATTGGCGGAGTCAACCGTGGAAGTCAATGACAATGTTTTAGCGGTCTCACTGCGGTATCTCTTTGTATGCCATATGTTATTTTACGCCAAAATTCCTTAGCATTTCGCTTACGGCGTGTTGCGTTTCCACCGTATCATAGCGCAGATACCCCAGTGCATAATATGATATAAGATTCCGTATCAAATCTTTAGCCATGTTCGCGGTAAGATAGTTAAGTTTGTTGTCCGCTCGGGTGATTGCGAAATACGGTACATGCGCGCCGCCATCATATTTCGAGGATACGAAAACATAACCGCAACGCAAATCAACATACACGCCGTATTCATGTTGAAACCATCGGAAAACATACGTAAGTTTTGCGTGTCCGTGTGGGTTTTCGATAAAATCAGTATTATGCCGCGCGAATTTGTTTTTAGAGGTGACGTCATCGTTGTTTTTCAGCATACGACCCGCTACCGTGTTCTTTGTTTTTTGTTCGGCGTATTCATCATCCCGCACATAGTCGAACAAGCATGTTTTACCACCCAGCCATCGTAAGCCGTACTCAGGTTCCAACGGCACGTCATAATGTTGGAAATAGGGGTTGAAAGCGTCACAAGCGTTGCCTAGCAGAAACACTCTCGGCTTGCGTAATTCCGTATCGTCGGCGCGTTCACGTGTGACGGTATCCACAAGTTTCGCCAATTGTTCAAACTCATTTTTCAAGTACGTGTGATACCTATCATCGTTATCTATGATAATTTCATCCATGCAAATGTTCCGCACATTAACATAAGTGCTTTTCTTTTTCTGCTGTTGCAACGACAAAGGTATAAAATAACCGAATGTTTTCCACGGGTTTTCTTTTTTACCGGTTTTTTTTCTGCGAATTTCCGCTATTTTATTAGTAGTCCGAAACTCATAATCAGGGAAAATATTATCTTTTACGATACGACTGAAATAGTCCGCCGCGACATCGTTGTTTTCCTCACGAAACCGTGTCACTTCCACGAAACAATAGCCGTTTTTCAAATAATCCTCTATCATGTATTTTCGCATACCGTATGTCTTGCCCAAACCACGCGCGCCGATAATCATGTTAACATCAGCGTTACGCGGCAATATCAACGTCTTAAGCCGGTCATAGTAATATTTCGCCATCAATGCTCACAATCATGGGTCTGCCGTCCCGTACAATAAGTTCGCGCGGCAATGTCTCAACATTCCTATTATATACGTCCCGCATGTATGCAAGATTTTCGCCGTTGGCCTGTTTGTCCGATTCCCCCAGCCATCTGCCGGACGGATACAACGCTATCGCCTCGGGCGCGTCAACATGATATGTCATGCCTTGATAATCGGTGACGGTGCCGACGCACCTATCCCACACATGCGGACGGTTGCGTTGCAACGTATGGCAAATCTCATAATCAACCAACACATCATAACCAAGCGACAAACGTACCGTTTCCGCGAACCCGTGACCCATGCGCATGATATCCTCGATACAGTCTTCAATGGTGTACACGCCGTCAGGCCGTGGCAATCCCGCGCAAGTGACATGCACGCGCCCGGACATATCCAAACTTACACGCGCCTTATTCCACAGTTCCACGTGCTCGGCGTAACGAGTGGCGCCGCCGCAGTCCTCAACCTCAAACTTGCCAATATGGTCAAGCGTCGACGCCATGTCGGGCGCGGTGTTTCGGACGCGCCGCATGGTGAGATTGATTGCGTTTTCGATTGCGGTGTGCAATGGTTCGAGCGCGTCCAACAGTTCCGCGTCGGTCACGTCATCGGCGCAACTGATTTTAAGACTGTCGGTATCGCCGCCCGTAACAGTGACACGCGCGCCGAAACGCCGATATATCAGCATCATGGCTATCAAAAGGTGCATTCTGCTACCCGCAACGATTCGCATACCGTATGTATAAAGCACGCGCGGTGTCTTCGGACGTTTTTTCGCGAAATTCTCGGGAATACAGACCGTGTTTTTATCTACTTCCAGCTCACCGGTTTCCGTCACACGGTAATCGGCCTTCATTACATCTTGCGCCTGAGTGCCATAGATACCATTGAATTGTCCCTTAACGGTGCTACCGTAATAGGATTGCAAAAATTTCACGCTCAACGTACCCGCCCTAGCGTCACGTGCGATACCCTCGGGTATCGACTCGGGTATATCACCCGCATACGGCACACCCTCGGTGTAGTGTTTAATCAGGTTTTTAACATCGGTTTTCCGCGCGAACAACATGTTAGATTGTAGGGTCACGTAATCGGGCGGCACAATCGTTTTAGCGGTGGCTTCACCGTACAACACATGCATTTCGTCAAACTCATACACCTGCGCCACGTTCCACAACTCAATCTCATTAACGTGCAAGATACATTCGTCCGCCCGATACAATTTTCCAAAAGCAAACGTCGGATTAACGGCACTATCAACGTAACCGTGCGCCCTAATACTGTTTTCCTGTGTTTTCGCACGTTCGTTGTTGCTATAATCGGTGTCAGCCTGCAACGTCCGCACGAATTTAGAACGTGGGCAGATTGCAATACCCCAATCGGCAAAACACGTGTTTGTCCGCAATCTAAGGTTTGTAAAACCTATCGCAACATGCAACCCCATACGAAATGGGTCACTATAATTACGTAATACATCTTCAAGCGGCGTGTCAACGACACGCTTGCACGCGATTTGCAAAATTTCCGGCGGGGCAACCGCGAATTTAACCGGCAAACGTCGCCCATTGATAAACGCATGATGCATTGACGTAACGTCAAGAGACGCCACGTTATCAACGACAACACTAGCGGTTTTAGCGCTCGTAAAAGTCAAACCGCCACGAAAACATGCTTTACGCAATGCATAGGACTCATAGTTTTTCGGAAACTCCTGATTGCACGTCATTTCAAACGCGCGTTGCAACGTGATTTTCTTGCCGTCCTGCAACGTGACGCGCCGCCCGCCAATCTCACGGCGCGCCATCTGCCGCACCAATGACGTTTTGGTCAGCACGCGGCACCCCAGCATGTCAGGCGTGAGCCAATGGTTCGCATGTAACAGCCATTGCAGATACTGCGGTATCACCTGCACGTCGCGCCGCGCATAAAACAATTCCTCCTCAGTCAACGGCGTTTCAGGCGTACGCACCAGCGTGTAATCCCAATCGCCCACCGCCTTGGGCAGGCCGCACGTCTCACCCATTGCACGCAATCCGCCCATTTCAAGGTAAAACGTATCCCAAAAACGGCACACCACATTACCATCAACGCACAAATCGAGCGTGTACACGCTGGTAGCGGTCTGCGCATTGACCTCAATCGTATACGATTGCGCCAATGCCAACAGAAGAGTCTGCATATCAAACATGAGATTATATGCCGCGATTATCGGCACATAACCATGAGCACGGCCATACGTAATCAAATCATCAATGTACGCCAACGCTTCGGACGTGCGCCGGTAAAAACGTACATTGTCCGTATCGGGGTCATACGATTCCAACGGGATGTCCCGCAAATCGTTGAAAATATACAATATCGGATACGCGCGCGTTTCGGCACCCTCACCGATATTCGTTGTTTCGGTGTCAAATATCGCCGCCACCCTGTATTCTTTACGTGCTTTCATCGTACCACGTCAGGGGAAACCGCCACGAGCCATATCGGACTACCGCCGTCGGTATCCGTATAATCTTCCATTTCGCCCGTGTGCGCTTTCATGTTTTTGGCGTATTGCAACACTTTTTCATTGCGCGTCATAATGGTGTCAAAAAGCTCACTCAACGAGTCCGCGTCATATGCCTTCATGACAGCCTCCAATCGTTTGTCAGGCGAAATGTTCGGCTTCTGCCATATGTTTTGTGTGTATCGCCAAAAAATCTTGACTTTTTCCCGGCCAAGCTCACCCAACACGCTCGGCTGTCCCTTGGACGCCATTCTCATCTCGGTGCGGAAAATGTTAAACGAGCGTCTACGTTCCATTGCGCGGCCTTTGCCGCCGCGCACCTCGCCAACCTGTCGCACGAGCGTATCCGCGACTTCGTTGGCACGCTGATACAATTCTTCACGCATGGCGCGATTGCTCACGCGCCCGACATATGTTTTTTTCAACTGCGATTCAAGCCGCTGAATATAATCCCGTCGCGCGTTTGCCTCGCTCTCGGGCATGACGTCCGTGATACTTTTTTTCAAACTGTTTATCGCGCGGTTTACGCGCTTGCGTTTCGCGGTTAAAACGTCCGCCTGTTTACGCACTCTAGGCATGATTTCATCACCTCATAAAAAAAAAGCGCCATATTATTTTATGGCGCTTTTTTTCTCATTTCAAACTACTTGATTTCCAGCGATTTAGTAGACCTGCCACCACCAAGCGGCGTCTTTTTCACTGTCACGGGGATACCGTTAGGCGCGTTAAAATCAGGGAACATATCATAAATATCCAACACGCTACGATAAATGCCCTGCGACTGGCTAAAATACGTATTGCCGTCATTTGCAAAAAGATAGACGTTTGCGCATTTCTGCCCCGTCTGAGAACGCACGCCCGGCGCGATATACGCGCCAATGACCGTTATCGGCGTGTCACCGATACCGTTCAGTGACAAAGCGTTGTTACGCGCGTTGACAATGACACGTTTGCCCTCAAAAGTGCTGTTGTCCATCGTACAAATGTAACGATAATTATCAACAGTGGTCTGTGCGGTTTCATTAGCGGTGTCGTTCATCTGTTCATTGGTCTCGGTCATGATGTTTCCTTCCATAATCAGAACTCGGGTTCGTTATCGTTATCGTTATCGTTGTCGTTGTCGTTATCGGTATCGGTTACGATACGTTCGGCGTGTTCGATGAACGTGTCAACGTCCATTGCATACGTTGCCTTATGTACGGTGATATCATCAATCAGGACGTTGACGATACCCGCGTCCATAAGCGCTTTAACTGCTTTTTCAACGGTGCGAATATTTCCGGTGGTGTTGAACGTTTTCAACTCGCCGTTTCGGTCATAGTAGCTGATATCGCTATCAGCGATTACCTTACGAATCTTACGCATATTATTATCCTTTGTATCTGTTTTTATGTTAACATTTTTGCTAACACATATATATTTATAGCATAAAAATCGGCGCGCGCAAAAGCGACACGCCGATTATTGACAACGATTATCAGTAACGCAAAATCTGACCCGGATAAATCAAACTCGGGTTAGACAAACCGTTAACCGACGCGACACGCGCCCAATCGGCACCGAAAACAGCCCACAAACTATCACCCGGTTGCACCGTATACGTGCGCGCCGCACTCGCATTCGAGTGAACAACAGCACCACCGCCATAGCAAACGGTTTCGCCGGGATATATCACATTGGGATTACCGGACGCATACCCCGACCAATCAGACCACGACCCCAAACCGGTCGCCGCCGCGATACCGGCCAACGTGTCACCCGACCCGACCGTGACACACGTAGACGCACAACCCGCGTCCGGTGCCGGTTCCGGTGCCGGTGCCGAAACACCGCCATCACGCTCGCCGCGCGCGTAAGCGTCCCATTGCCAGCGCTCACCCCTGAAATAATTCAAGTCCAAAGGGCCATAACCCGACACGTAACCATTAGATGTATACTGTCGCATGGCCTCACCATACGCACCATAAAGCCACGGCCTCTCCTGATAACCCGTCGGCACGTTGGACGCATATTGTGCTACCCAAACACCGCAATGCTCACGTACATACGGCGTGAGCTGACCCAACGAATACGCCCCCGTATAAACGATAGGCCACACTCTCGTGCGGTCATACACGCGCCGTACCCAAGTTTCCACCCATGTGCCATTGCCAAACTGCGGATTATCGTCGGCCTCCCAATCCAATGCAAGCACGGCACGCCCGACATATCCGGCAACGTTATCTACAAAAAAATCAGCTTCGGCAACAGCATCATTGCCCATTGCATAATGATACACGCCTACGCTCTTGCTGCTGTCCACTGCACGACCAAGTTGATAATTCGCGGCCTGATTAACACCATTGACCAAACAGACATTATTAAAACCGCCAACACCCCAAGTCGCACCGACCACAACAAAATCAGCATCGAGCGCATACGTATCGATATCACACTGCCAATTGCTCACGTCAAAACCACGCATATCCGCGTTTGCAGACGGCACAAAAACCAACGACAACACGCATACGCACGCCAATATGCTACGCCATATTCGTTTCATCAACATTATCACCCTCCTTATCATTCTTAAGCAAGGCTATAAGCTCTTCAGTCAAAACATTGTTCTTCGTCATCAAATTATTAAAATCGCGGAACGTCGTGGCAATAAACCACGCCATCCCACAACACGCGACAATCGGGAAACCCACACTACCCACAAGGGTAGCGATAGAACTCATATCCATATGTATACACCTCATACAAAAAAGGCCACAACATGCCAAACGGCATATCATGACCTAATATATCACACTAACAATAACGATAACGATTCTCAACAACCGTGGCCTATCCGGGAATCGAACCCGGCCCGCACATCTTATAAGAATGCCGCTCTAACCACTGAGCTAATAGGCCAAACAACACCATACTACACACCCGTATCCTTCCACAAATTCAACCGCATTAAACCAATATCATCAGCATAATGTGCCAGCACAAAATCAAACAAACCCGCACAATCAGAATCACTACACCCAGTCTCATAATGTCCCACACGCATACGACGAACACGACGTACACCCTTAACCATACTACCACCTATATAAAAACGCTTACAACCATTGCACCTATTATAATTCATCATATCCAATGCCTCCTACTATAACCGAGAAACACCATATCTACATTATCACCAAAAGACACTATATTATCCCACGTATAACCAATTGGAAACATATGCACTATTTCATCAAAATCGACATAACATTCCACAAAATCATAATAACTATAACCCATCTCAAGTAAACGACGAACACAATAATAATTCATAAAACTACACCTAAACATTTTAATCAATCCTTTTTGTGTTGTTTTTTGTTGACACATCAAATATAGCACGCGCGACATCACGACACGCCGACACGGCACGTTTTCCACCGTTCCATTTTCCACTAGCACACGACACGCGACACGTCAAACTTGCACGGCGTGTCGTGTGAAGGAAATGTGCAAATGGGAACGGTTCTCAATAAGGAGTGTCTATCCGC